GTAAGCGACATTTCTAATCACAATACAGGTGATCTTACAGAGGGTGGTAACCTATACTATACTACTGCTAGAGGTGATAGTGATACCACAGCCTTAGTAGACTCTGCATATATTACATTAAGAACCCCTGAGTACGTCAGACTAACAGGCGCTCAAACTCTCACAGATAAAACTTTAGTTGATCCTATTATCGACTCAACACAGATGTATGGTATGCAATATGGCGGTGTATCGTTTAACGTTGATGGTCAACTAGGCGACTCAATACAATCTGTACTTAACTTCACATCAAAAGAAGCAGGTGAAGATGCAGTATTAAGTTTAGGTGTTAATGGTCAGTTTAATCATGCTATTGGTGTTACAGGAACTGCAGCATCTAATGATATGGTCATCGGATTTGAAGGTGCCAATACTGAACTCAAGATAAAAAGTGGTGTTGGCAAAGCTCCATTTAATCTAAGTGGTGGCACAGATCTTCTCGTTATGGACACAGGTGGTAAGATAAGTATTACCAACTCTTCAGAAGCTGTATCTAAGACAAATGCTGCAGTTACGATTGTTGGTGGTCTTGGTGTTGACAAAAACATTCGTGGGCAAGATATTATTGCAGCAGGTAATGTCACTGCTACAGGAACTTTGTTCGGTACTCTTTCTGCAGCATCTCTTTCTGCTAGATCGACAAGTGATCTAAGTGAAGGCACTAATCTATAT